GCAAATGAAGTGTACAAGCGTTATACAGAATACTGCCTTGCAAGCAACCTTCAGCCAATGTCAAATATTGAATTTTCAAAGCAAATCAACAGGCTGCTGAACTTGCAGGTGATGGTCAAGAGAATAGGTTCAAAGGTTTATAGAATCTTTGTTGCAAAGGGGTGAAAAAAGGCAAATTTTTTTAATTAGCAAGTATCTTATTAAGATATAGAAGGGTGGTGAAAGTATCTTGAAAAATCCATATTGGGAAAACATTGAACAAATTTCAGCAGCACAAAGGGCAAAGGGTATTAAAAATTATGGTCAAGGTCTTGAAGATAACAAAGACCTGACCATTGAAGAAACAATCACTTATGTTCAAGAAGAATTGATTGATGCACTTATGTATTTTGAACACCTGAAAATAAAACTGAAAGAAGGTAAAAACAATGAATGAAAAAGACTGGTTGAAAGGTTCTGAACTTAGCATTGATATTTGGTCAAAGAAGTATCAGCACAAAGGTGAAAGTTTTGATGAATGGCTGAACAGGGTCAGCGGTGAAAACCCTGACATCAGACAATTGATAGTAGAAAAGAAATTTCTCTTTGGTGGAAGAATTCTTTCCAACAGGGGTATCCCTGCAAAGGTTACACTTTCCAACTGCTATGTCATTGAACCACCTGATGACAACATTGAATCCATCTTTGAGTGTGCAAAGAAACTTGCAAGAACATTTTCATATGGCGGTGGATGTGGGATTGATATTGGAAAGTTAAGACCTAAAAATTCAAAGGTCAATAATTCTGCAAAGTTCACCAGTGGTTCAGTCAGCTTCATGGACTTATACTCATTGGTTACTGAAATTATAGGTCAAAATGGTAGAAGGGGTGCATTGATGATTTCAATTCCATGTACCCACCCTGACCTGGCAGATTTCATTGTTTTGAAGTCAGACCTGAACAAAGTAACCAAAGCAAATATTTCAGTTAGAATCACATCTGAATTCATGCAAGCAGTAAAGGCAAAAACAAAGTTCAACCTGGAATTCAAAGTTGAATCTACTGGTGAGGAAATCATTCAAGAAGTGGATGCACATGAAATGTTCACAAAACTATGTGTGATGAACTGGGACTACGCTGAACCTGGAATTCTATTTTGGGATAGAATTGAAAAATGGAATCTATTAAGTGAAACACCAAACTTCAAGTTTGCAGGGACAAATCCATGTGCAGAAGAACCCCTTCCAGCAGGTGGAAGTTGCTTACTGGGTGCATTGAATCTTGCTGAATTTGTGAAAAATGAAAGGTTTGATTTCAACAATTTTGAAGAAGCAGTTGAAATTGCAGTTGTGGGTTTGAATGAAGTTCTTGAAGAAGGTCTTCCATTACACCCATTAGATGAACAAAAGAAATCAGTGAATGACTGGAAACAGATTGGACTTGGAATCATGGGTCTTGCTGATATGCTTATTAAATTAAAGATTCCTTATGGTTCAATAGATTCACTGAAATTATGTGAAATGATTGGTTCTTCCCTACTTAAAACAGCATTCAGGAAATCAGCAAAACTTGGTGAATTATATGGTTCTTACCCAATGTTTAAGAAAGAAGATGTGATTGCAACTGATTTCTATAAAAAGAATCTTGCTGATGTTGAGTTTGACCATTTAAGAAACAGTCAGTTGTTGACCATTGCACCAACAGGAACAATTTCAACCATGCTTGGTGTTTCAGGTGGTATTGAACCGATTTTTGCGAACTTCTACACAAGAAAAACAGAATCACTTCATGGTCAAGATAAGTTATACAAAGTATTCACACCAATTGTTCAGGAATTCTTCAATGACAATGGTCTTGAACCTGATGAAGCTTCACTTCCTGACTACTTTGTAACAGCACAAAGCCTGAAATTCAAAGACAGAATTGACATGCAAGCAGTGTGGCAGCATCACATTGATGCAAGTATTTCTTCCACAGTGAATGTTCCAAATGACTTCCCACAGGAAAAAGTTCTTGACCTGTATATGTATGCCTATGACAAAGGATTGAAGGGTGTGACCATATATAGGGATGGATGCAAAAGAAGTGGCATCCTGACCCTGGATGACAAGAAGGATGAATTGGTCAGGGGTCAAATCATCAAGACAAACAATGATGTTCTTGGTCTTAAAAGAACCCTACAAACTGGATGTGGAACACTTCATTGCACAGCATTCTTTGACAAGACAACTGGTGAACTGGTTGAAACTTATCTTTCAAAAGGTTCAAATGGTGGATGTAATAATTTTATGATTGGTCTTTCAAGAATGATTTCACTGGCTGCAAGGGGTGGTGTTCATATTCATCATATAGCTGACCAGTTGAAATCATGTGGGACTTGCCCATCTTATGCTGTTAGAAGTGCAATCAAACATGACACAAGTACAGGAACAAGTTGTCCAATGGCAATTGGAAATGCTTTGCTTGAAATGTACGGTGAAGAAAAAGAAAAGATTGACGGTAATGTGAAGTGTCCAGTGTGTGGACAAGAACTTGCATTTGAAGGTGGTTGCAATAGCTGCAAATCATGTGGATATAGTAAATGTGATTAAGAAAGGGATGAATACAATGAAAATAAATGAATATCAAAAGGCTGCACTTAGAACTGCAAGTGGAATAAATGAACAATATCCAAGAATCCTGAATGGGGTTCTTGGGTTGGCAGGTGAATCAGGTGAATGTGTTGACATGGTGAAGAAACATCTTTTCCAGGGTCACGAACTTGACAAGGTACATATGGCAAAAGAACTTGGTGACATTGCCTGGTACTTAGCAGTTGCAGCAGATGCAATTGGCTATGACCTTGAAACAATCATGCAGATGAATGTTGATAAACTGATGAAAAGATACCCTGATGGATTTGATGCTGATAAGTCCATCAGTAGAAAGGATGGTGACATCTAATGCAAGTAATTCAAGCACATACCATTATTCTTGATGAATTAGATGGTCAGGCAATCCTTAAAAAAATTGAGCTTGTGGCAAGAACTTGTTATAAGTCAGAAGACAAAATCACAGATGAATCAGCACCAAAGATGGTTGCAGCACTTATTAAAAGAGGTCATGAAGCAATGCTTGAACATGTTTCATTTTCAGTGAAATTTGTGGTTGATAGGGGCATCAGTCATGAACTGGTTAGACACAGAATTGCATCATTTGCACAGGAATCAACAAGGTATTGCAACTATGGAAGGACTGACAAAGATGTGACCTTTATTGAACCATACTTCTTTGAAACTGGAACACCTGGTTGGATGGAATGGATGGTTGCAATGGAAGCTGCTGAAAAGGCATATTTCAACATGCTTGGGATTGGTCACAGTCCACAAGAAGCAAGGTCAGTCCTTCCAAACAGCTTGAAAACTGAAATTGTGATGACTGCAAACCTTAGAGAATGGCGACACTTCTTCAAGTTAAGGGCAGCGGATGCAACAGGTGCAGCACATCCACAGATGAAGCAAGTCACTATTCCCCTACTTGAAGAATTAAAAACATTGATTCCAGTGGTCTTTGATGACATAAAAATTGGGGGTGTGAAACATGGGAAACAATAAGAATCCTTTTCTGAATGCAAGTGGTTGTCCTGACCCTACTGCATATCAAGCACTAAAACCAATAATCAAAGAAGAAGCTGACCTTGACAAGAAGGTTCATAACTTGGTCAATGTTCTGAAATTTATTGTTGACTGGGCAGGTTTAGAATTTATAGGTAGAATACAACTTCGCTGCAAGCGAACAGGAAAGGAATTTAGGTGAAATCAATGAAAATGCTAACAACTAACAAAAGAATTGAACTGTTCCTGAACATGATGAACCAGTCAGAAAAGCAGCTTGTTTCCCCTGAATTCATGAACTGGTTGACTTCAAATGGATTCTTCACTTCCCCTGCTTCCACCAAGTACCATGGAAATTATGAAGGCGGTCTGTTTGACCACAGTTTTGCAGTCACTGATTACCTGGTGAAGCTGACCACAGACCTGAAGCTTGAATGGCAGCGGAAAGAATCGCCTTGGATTGTCGGAATGTTTCATGACTTATGCAAGATTGACCAGTATGAAAAGGTTGTGGATGTGGAAGGCAAAATATTGTTTGGTAGTGATGAAGTCAAAGGTGAAGAATCACACTTTGAACATTCAAATGATATGCTGTTAGATGGGCATGGTGAAAAGTCAATCATTCTGCTGGCACAGTTCATGACACTGACTGAAGAAGAAATCCTGTGCATCAGGTATCACATGGGCGCATACAACAAAGAGGATTGGAACGGATTTGACAGAGCAATTAGAAAGTATCCGAATGTGTTATTCACACATACCGCTGACATGTATGCTTCTAAGGTTCTTGAAAATTAACTTTCAAAAATATGAAGTGTTACAGTCTGTTACAGATTAAATTATTCAACCGTAACAGGAAAAGCCTTGTAAACAGCGGATTGTTACACATGTTACACATGTTACACTTACTTTTAAGTTATTTAATAGATAGTGAATTTTTTATTCTTAAAATTTTATATATCTATAAAAATAATTAAATATAGAAGATAAAGTGTAACATGCGTAACAAAGACACCTGAAAACCCTGTATTCACAAGGTGTTACAGCTTGTTACAGATGAAGTTTGAAGTGTAACACAACCGTAACGCTTCGGAAAGGATGATTGTATGACAGCGAAACAATATTTAAGACAGGCTTACCGCCTGAATGAGTTGATAAATAGTCACATTAAAGAACTTGAATCACTGAAATTATTATCAACAAGTTTACCAAGTACAGACTTTTCACAGGAACGTGTTCAAGGGGGGCAGCTTCCAGGTGACAGAATCAGCAATATCATTGCAAAAATTGTTGACCTTGAAAAGCAAATCAATGATGAAATTGACAGTTTCATTGAATTGAAAAAAGAAGTTCATAATGTCATTAATGCAGTGACAAGTTCTAATGAAAGGCTTGTGCTGCGGTGCAGATACATAGAATTTCTTACATGGGAACAGACTGCTGATAGAATGGCTTATTCAATTAAGCAGGTTCACAGGATTCATTCAGAAGCACTTCAGAATGTAATTGTTCCTAAATCATGACACACTTTGTCCTTGTATGTCATTATCAACCTGGTATATTATGTATAGTGAGAAAAGCACCCAAGGGGAAACCCAAAGGTGCTTTTTTACTTTGAATTGAAAGGCGGTGTTGCATGATGGCACTGACCAAAAAGCAAAGGCTGTTTGTAGATGAATACCTGATTGACCTGAATGCAACACAGGCTGCTATTCGGGCAGGTTATTCCCCTACCAGTGCAAGACAGATTGCTGATGAAAACATGTCAAAACCTGACATTAAAAATGCTATTGATAGAGCGATTGCCGAAAGGTCAAAAAGAACTGGTGTAAATGCAGACAGAATCATCAGAGAACTTGCAAAGATTGCCTTTGTGAATCCCACTGATGTCATCAATATGGATGAAGCAACAATTCTTGATGCAGCAACCAGGGATGATACCGCTGCAATTAGTTCTGTAAAAGTCAAAAGAATACCAACAGAAGATGGTGATATTGTTGAAAGAGAAGTCAAGGTCTATGACAAAACAAAGGCACTTGAACTTCTTGGAAAACACATTGGAATGTTCACTGATAAGTTCAAAGTTGAAGGTGCAATCCCAATTGTCATTAAAGATGATATGGGTGAAGATGATGAATAATAACAGGTTAGTAACAAAATTATTGGAAAAACCTGTTATTTCAACACTTCAAATTTATTGCACCATAAAAAGTTGGTGAATCCCATGTTGAACGCATTGAACATATCACTGAAAAAGGTTGTTGGTAAGAATTATAATAAGTTTTGGCACTTCAAAGGCAGATACCGAATTGTAAAGGGTTCAAGAGCAAGTAAGAAATCAAAGTCCACTGCATTATGGTTTATCACCAATATGATGAAGTACCCTGATGCAAATGCCTTGGTTGTAAGAAAGACCTTCAGAACACTGAAAGATTCCTGCTTCACAGAATTGAAGTGGGCAATCAACAGGCTTTGTGTTCAAGAATTTTGGAAGGTCACTGAATCACCACTGGAAATGACTTATTTGCCAACTGGTCAGAAGATTTACTTCCGGGGCTTGGATGACCCACTGAAAGTCACATCAATCACTGTTGAAGTTGGTTGCTTGTGCTGGATGTGGATTGAAGAAGCTTATGAAATCATGAAAGAATCTGATTTTGACATGCTGGATGAATCCATTCGTGGTGAAGTTCCTGAAGGCTTGTTCAAACAGATAACCATGACCTTTAACCCCTGGAATGAACATCACTGGATAAAGAAAAGGTTCTTTGATGCAGATGCTGACCCTGATATTCTTGCCATTACAACCAATTACCTTTGTAATGAATGGCTGGATGATGCTGATAAAAAAGTGTTTGAAACCATGAAGAAAAATAACCCAAGGCGGTACAGGGTTGCAGGTCTTGGGGATTGGGGTATTGTTGAAGGGCTGGTTTATGAGAATTGGGAAGAAAAGCTGTTTGACCTGGAAGTTATCAAGAAAATAAAAGGAATCAAGTCTGCATTTGGTCTTGACTTTGGTTATACCAATGACCCTTCTGCATTGTTTTGTGGAATGGTTGATGTTAAAGGTAAAGCAATATATGTGTTTGATGAACTGTATAAACCTGGGATGTCAAATGAAGTTATATATCAGGAAGTTACAAACATGGGATACAAGAAAGAAAAAATCCGGGCAGATTCAGCAGAACCAAAATCCATTGATAGGCTGCGTGAACTTGGTCTTTCTAATATCAGAGCAGCAAGAAAAGGAAAGGATTCAGTCAACAATGGTATTGACTACATCCAAGATTTCAAAATATATATTCACCCAAGGTGTGTAAACTTCCTTACTGAAATAAGCAACTACACCTGGGATACAGATAAATTTGGTAAGAAAATAAACAAACCAATTGATGACTTTAACCATCTTCTTGATGCAATGCGGTATGGCATGGAAGAATTTATCAAAGGTGATACCTTCAGCTTTGATTAAGAAAGGGGTGAAATAAAAAATGTTCAGTTTTAATATGCTTAGTGAAACTGCAAGAATTAACAATATAGTAATTCAAGGCGCAAAGACCAGGATGACTGATAAGCAGTTTCTTGAACGTGAAATTGATAAGTGGAAGAAGTCACCCAAAAGAAAAGCCATGATTACTGGTGAAAAATATTATGCTGGTGACCATGATATTT